TAGGTGTTTTGCTCGCCTTTGTCTTGGGCGTATTCTATGTTGAAAGTTTGCCCATTATATAAGATTCTTAGCAAATAGTCATAAGTCGCTCTATCATATCCAGCGCTTACAAAGTCATCCCTATACCTAGTAAGTATTTTATATCGTACATCACCCTTTAGCCCGCCTATCTCGTAGCTTTCCCTTCCAGAAGTGGGCGTTACCTTACCCCAAACAGTCGCTAGTGTGTTCCACGTCTGGGTATTACCACCCATTCCATCAGAAGTAAGACTATAGTACTGTATAGTCAGTCTTTGCTTAAATAGCCCTACGTTTGCTTGGCGGTCTTTGGTTTTCATATAAGCTTGGCATATCTCTTAAAGTGCGACTTTGAGCCATTGGGTAGTTCGTTTACAGAACCTTCTACTAGGTCTTGCCTATCTTCATAGCTAGATAGCACGGCTTTCTTAAGCCCTATCTTTATACCATTGGGAATAGGGTCGAAGCCTGCTACATACACTATTTGTAAGCGTAGCCTTTGGTACGGTTCGCTATAATCGTTTAAGGTGTTAAATATCAACGTATCACCTTGTAGATAAAAATCACTCCCAGCAGTTAGCGTAGTTTCAGTACCTTCATAGTTAATTGTTTTTACTGAACTCACTGACTGAACTGGGAATAAAGGCAAGTCCACCCTTTTAGAATACATCTCATAGCTAGCCGTAACAGTCTTTTCTATCAGCTGAAAAGAATAGGTTTGTTCTACGGTGTCTATCACTTCGGCCACTAGGTCAGCTATTAAAGAATCGTCTGCAGAAGTATCTACTTTCATCCAAGCCTTAGCGTCTGCCGTGCTAAGTACATCGGTTGAATCATTAGTACCAGTTTCAGTAGTTGAAACCGTTACAATACCGTTAAGGCCGTAGTCTGGTGTTTTTATGCTACTTCTTAGCATTTAATTTTTTTTTTAGTTGTTCTGCTTTGCTTTTGGGTAGTCGGTCAATAATCTGGTTGCCTTTCTTCACGTAGAACATTGTCTTAGTGTTCTTGTCTTTCTCAATATGCACTTTAGATTCTAGGCTATACGCTTTTTTATCTTCTTTGGTCTCGTATAGTAATCCCCTTGTAAGCATATCGTTAACTACATCTTTAGGGCCATTAAAAGGCTGGTCTATTTTGTACGGTTGTTTACCGTACCTAAAGTTTTTTCGGCATCTGTAAGGCATAACAATAAGATTAAGTTAGAAGGATGGTAGGGAATCGAACCCTACCAAGTTCCAAACATCCTTATGGTAATTTAAGAATTACCTGCATTCGTGATAGCAGTTGTGAAGTTACCATACGCACCTGCATTAGGCAAGTAAGTAGGTAGCGCTAAACGGCCAGAAATCTGTACAGTAACAAGGTCTTTAACCACGTTGTCTTGGTCTTGCTCGTAGAAACGAACTTGCATAGACTCACGGTCGAATAAAGTTGTTAACTGTGCGAAGTCAGCTACTAAGAAGTCGTTAGCGTTTCCATCGGTAGCGTTGATTGCATTAGTTGCAATAATAGGCACGCCGCGTACTACTGGCACTCGTTGGCCAAATACTACGTCATTAGGGAAAATGTAACGGCCTTCGGAATCTTTTCTACGAATCATATCGTAAAAACGACCTATACCCATCATAATAGCAGAAGGGCGGAAGTTACGGTTTTCTACCTGCTTGATAGCTTCTAGTAGAACATCGTGTTCTTGTGCGTCTGCATCACCAGTATAAGAATCTAGCGTATAGTCTGTAGAAGTTACAGTTAAACCATAAGTAGAATCGTATAGCAAGTAAGCATCTTCTTCTACCATATACTTCTCCATACCACGTAGGGAAATGTGAGAAGCTAGGCCTGCAGTATCATTCAATGCTTCTTTAGAAACACGGAAGTGCGCAGCAATCTTTTCTACTACGGCATCGGTTGCAGTTAGGTCGAAGTCATTCTGTCCAGAAGCATCACCTTCAGCAGTTACCGCAGTATTATCGGTGAAGTTAGATTCTTTGATATATCTAATCTTATCACTGTTAGTAGTACCGTTTGGTAAGAACTGTCGTACGTGTGTTCTTCGCTCTGGGTCAAACTTGAAGCCTGCAACATAGTCAGCTGGTACTACATCACCAGTATAGGCATCACCTTCAGTAATAACCGCTTTGGTGTTCATAGTAAAGCCAGATATATTACCAGACTTAAACGCTTCCATTTGCTCCTGCACTTCTTTGGCTTCTAAAGCGCTTTGTACTTTAGACTTCATAGAAGTAGGTTGGCCGTTAGAACCTAGTCTATTAGCAGATTTCTCAATAGCAGAAATACGCTCTTTTTGAGAAGCAATAATTTGCTCTAGGTTTTTAATTTCGCCTTTGGTAGCTTCGTCAGCTTGTCCAGTAGCTTTTACTTCTTCTTGAAGTTTGTCGTAACGAGCTTCTAAATCATTTTTAAGGGTATCTACGTGTCCCTTTACCGATTCAAGCCCTTCAGATAGGGTTTTTTCTAAGTCCATTTTTGGAACTCCTTTTCAATTTTCAGTTTTTGGTTGAATGTATCAAACACGTTTTTAATCTGTTCGGCTTCATTCTTGGAAGTGGCTTGAACCGGCTTTTCAGTTTGAAGTGAATTTTTAAACGATTGTTCTAGGTGTTTAATTTGTGCTTCTATTAAGCGGAAAGTATCGTCTGTGTAATCGCCAGAATAGAAGGCTTTAGTAAGTTCTTTGTATGTATCTACTTGGTCTTTTTGTGAGCCTTTAGCCATACCACCTATAGCCATTTCATTGGCTCCCCAAGTAACCGTGCTACCTTCCCACATCTTAACTTCTTTTACTAAGTAAGAATCTTCTTGAGAATCGTATTCACGTTGTATAAAATTGATACCTACAGAATGTTCGGTTAGTATTCCATCACGGTATAATTTAAGTACATCATTCCCTAGTTCGGTGTCCGCTATCATAGTACGAAAGTATAGGCCACGTTCATCTTCCATTAGGGTCATTGGCTTACCTAGTACTTGTAGTGGGTCGTGCTGGTACAAGTGCATTATTCTGTTCTTACCATTAGGTCCATTCTCTTTAAGGGTTTTTTCATAGCACCCTTTCAGCATTACATCACCATCGGAATCTTTAAAGTCGAAAATAGAATAGTAGCCTTCTATTATCCTGCGGTCCATATCCACACCCTTTACGGCTGCGTTAGTGGTTTTGGTTTTATATGGTAAGTTCATACTGTCAATAGTTAGGTTTTTTTCTTCATCAATTTCTTTACTTTTTCTAATCGCCCAATCTACACCCGAAGTACCACCCCAAGCATCCCACATCAACCCACCGCATCCTTCATCGTAAGGAACGTCTTTGTGTTGCCGGTGTCGGTTAAAGGAAGCCATACGCTTTACGGTATCTTCGCTTATTGGTTCACGTTTAGCTAATTGGTTAGCCCTAGCCCAGCCTACTGGTGTACCGCAGTCTTTAGGGTTACCGCTTTCCTCACGGTACTTTAAAGCACGTCTTGCGTTATTACTAGCAGCCTTTGGGTAATCGGTATAACTCATAAAATTGGTTTGTTCTAAAAATACGCATTTTTTACATCATTTTACAATTCATATAGGTAGATTGTCTAAACCTTTATTTTAACTATGGAAAAGCTAATAAATAGAGTTCAAGAGCAGTTAGATAATAACTGGGCAGTAGATAAGGCCGATATTCAGGCCCTGCTTATGTTTGCTATCTGCTTTTGGCAACAAGTTCATAAATCACATTAGCCAGCTGAATCTGTCTAGTGTTTTTACTTTCTCTCTCGTGTATCGCTTGCACTAGATGGGTTTCTGCGCTCGTTATCCAAAACCTTTTATGGCCTAAGCATATTATTTTAATGTTCTTTTTAGCGCACTCCAAAGAAGCCATTAGGTCGCTCATTCTGTAATCATCCCATCGTAAAGGGTCAAACTTTATTAGGTCAGTATCGAAGGCTGAAACCCCAGTACCTGCTACATCTATTTCATAGTCGCCTTGCACCTCTCGTAGGCATTGGTAACTGTGGTGTTCGGTGTAGTAGTCCAAATTTAAGCCCTTTAGCTTCCTACCGTGAAAGGTTAACCAAGTGTTAGGGTACTTTTTACGTGCCTTTAGAATCGTAGCCACGTAGTCCGGTGGGTAAATTATATCGTCATCGCACGAAAGGTAAAGCCCTTTGCTTATTGGAAGCCAAAAGAATTTAGCGTTATCGGTGTAGTCAGGTCCGCTATATACTTCTACGTTATCGCCTTGTAACTGTGGCACGTAGTCGTTCCCATATACACGCACTACATCTACTTGGAAGCGTAAAGAATCTACCACTTCTTGTAGGGTGTCTTTACGGGCTTCTATCGTGGCAAGGTTGGCTGAAATGTCCAATAGTTATAACTTTTTGCTTAGTTCAATGACTAATAGTTCTATTTTTTTGTCAATCAATAAAACTACATCGGTTTTACTAGCCACAAAATACAGTAGCAAAATAATAGCTAAATGGTAGTCGTAAATAAGGGCATATATTAAACACAATAGCCCCGCTATGATTCCTAGTTTATTCATAAACTTTTAAGTGGTTCTTTTTTTCTTAGTTCGTAGTGCATTACAGAATCGTGTTCACCGTGAAAACATAAACTTTTTTTAGGACAGTACATAGGAATCCCTAGCTTCCAGAATCTACGGCTTTGCGTTTCACCCACACCGCTAGAAATATCTTCCCTATCGAAGCGCCTAAAGGAAATAAATTCCTGCTCGAAGTGTATAGCTTCTAGGGTTTCTCTATTGGTGAAATACCCACCATCGCAGTAGCTAACTTGGTAAGAATCTACGCCTGCTATACTTGTTTCTCTTTTCTTTACCGGTGTCCAGCATTGTGGCCTGCCATCATTCAGCAAATTATATATATACTTACCTTTGGCGTTAGTATGTATCTGTTCTATCGTTTTGTAATCCACGTTTAAAAAGTCGTCAGGTAGGAATAAAAAAAAGTCGTCTGTACTTTCTGCGCATATCTTAAAGGCATACTGCCAGTTTAAAAAATACTGCTCTTTACCTTTGTGGCGTAGTCGGTGAAACTCACATATTCCCACGAAGGGCATAGGGTCAAAGTCAGAACCATCGTCTATAACTACGGGCTTTTCTGGGCATTGCTGCACTACCTTTGCTAATAAGTCGGGCCTATTGTAACTAAAAATTATCGTCATAAGGTTCGTATATAACCGTACACCTGCAGTTAATTGTATTGCTAGGGTCAGCACCTAGTGAAGCATCTCCCGGATATTGCATTTCATCCCCACCCACATTAAAAGGCGTTTCTAAGTTCGGCACTTTCTGGCCGTTTACCTCTATGTGTAAATCTCTCGTTCTATCGTCTTGGGTTGATAGCCATATTTTTCTAGTAGGTACACCCGAAGCCTGCGCACCTAAAACAGAACCAGCATTGGAAGCCGCTACTATCTCAGTCCTACCTATTAGTGTGGCCCTTCTCATACTAAAATCAGGCATATAGCTTAATTCTCTTGCAAAACGTGGTATAGGTGTGCCTTCTTTTAATGCTGCTGCTACTGCTGCTCGTACACCTTTTTTAGTGTTTTCTGTAACTAAAACAATTTTATGTGTAGTATCAGAAGGGTTTAGTATTAAATTTCCTGTTATCCATTGTTCTATAAGAATATCCCAATCTACACCCGTTTCTTTTTCTATGCTCTCTTTCACTTGGGCATAGGATTCTTGGCCAAATACTTTTAATACCCTTTTATAGACTTTAGTGTAGGCCTCAG